AATTTGTTCCTGTTCCATTATTTAATAGTATCTGTCCATTATTAGCTCCTGCTGCTTTGGAAGACATATTAAGTATTCCATTAGCACTGGATGAAGATAGCCCAGTAACAGTGCTTACTCCACCAGCAGATACAAAAGATGATGCACCTAGAGCACCAGAAGATGGATTATATGTTAATTTGGTAGAAGATGTTTTTAATGTAGAACCACCAATAGTAGTAGCTACGGTTGGATAATAGGTAGTATTAGTAGAGGTATCATCTGTTACTGTAAGAGAAGCACCAGTAGCTCCAGACTGTCCTGTATTACCCTGAATACCAGTAGCTCCAGATTGTCCTGTATTGCCCTGTGTTCCAGTAGCTCCAGAATTACCTGTATTTCCTTGTACACCAGTAGCACCTGTTACACCAGTACCGCCAGTAGCACCACTACTACCAGTACCACCAGTATTGCCGCTGGTACCAGTATTGCCTGTATTCCCGGTGATACCTTGCGAACCAGTAGGTCCAGTCTGCCCTGTCGTTCCGCTATTGCCAGTGATACCAGTGTAGCCAGCATTTCCTGTCGTTCCCGTTTGTCCCGTATTGCCTGTGTTACCTGTTTGTCCTGTATTTCCGGTAGCACCTATTCCTCCTGTAGCACCAGTATTTCCAACCGTAGCACCTGTAGGTCCAGTAACACCGGTATAGCCAGTAGCACCTACAAGGCCAGCATTAGTCTTAGTGACAACATTATTACTCATTATTTACCAACATGTAATTACACAGATACCATTACCACCATTACCACCAGGGAAAGTAGCAGAAGCCGTAATACCAGATCCTGCTCCACCACCACCACAACCAATACCACCACAACCACCAGCACCACCAGCAGCACCAGCACCACCAGAGGTTATTCCACAACCGGCACCACCACAACCACCATAGAAATAGAAAAGCTTATTTATATAATTTAGACCATTAGAACCCGGTGCCCCAGCGAGACCAACACCAGGAGCAGGAGCACCTGATAAAGTCGGAAAGAAGAGATTACCAGCAGGAGTAGTGATACCACCACCAGCCCAACCAGGAGTACTATTACCAGAACCTAATGAAGCACCACCAGCACCACCAGTAACGATTAATCCAGTCACAGGTAGGGTTACTGATCCACCTACGGCACCATTGTATGTACCACCAGCAGCACCAGCCTGTCCTACTAATGATACGTTAGTAGCAGCAACAGCCATAATACCTAATCCTGATAATGGACTGTTAGCAATAGTAGTAACAGTACCAGCAGTACCAGCAGTACCAGGAGCAGCAGAAGTACCCATACCACCAGCACCACCACCATTGGCTACCATTAATAGATGATTGGCTGTAGTGTTTTCAATTACAGATACATATGAAGCTACACCGGCACCACCAACAGCACCAGTAACACCTAAACCACCCATACCTACTGATATGGATAATACGTCTGGAAGGAATGCGGCAGGAAATAGGCCAACAGATTGAGCAGCAGAACCTCCACCACCTCCACCACCAGCAGCACCAGCAGCACCATTGAAAGTACCAGCACCGGCACCACCACCACCAAGAAGCAGTATGTGGACCATACTGATACCTCTTGGTTTAATCCATGATTGCCAAGTCACACCAGCAGCAGGAGAATTACCACCAAATACCTGTACGTTAGACCCGTATTGATTAGGAATATGAGAATAATCTAGCATTAGTATTTTCCAGCAATAACCGTTACAGCCCAACCAGCAGCTACAGCAGTACCTAATCCAGCAATAATTCTGTAGCCAGGAGCTAAAGCTATATTCATTGGATAATCAACATCTGCTGTAGATGTTGTAGCAATAGCTGTAGTAAGAGGTAACGCTACTTCACCGTAGAACCAATTGTTTCCTACTAGACCATTTGGTGTATCTTTACCGGTTGTTGGTCCATAAGGAGATGAAGCAGTAGCAATAGGAGCGGTCTGTGAGAAGGAATTAGTACTTGAGGTAAAGTAGGTCTGTTCAGCACCAGCAGCAACACCTACACAGATAATATAGCTAACAGCAGCAGTAGAAGCAGTCCAAGCCCAAGCAATAGAACCTGTTGGACCTGTAACAGAAACACCAGCACTTTCAGTACCAGCAGCAGTACATGCTCCATATTGGTCAACGGCTATAATCTTTGCATAGTAAGTACCTGTAGCTAATGTTCCACCAGAGCTAGATGGAGTACCTGTAGGAGTCTGAGCAGCAGAGGCCATAGAAGCAAAGGAGCCAAGACCGTTGTTGATGTAAATACGTGCTACAGAGGCAACGTTAGAGCCAAGAGCCTTAAATCTTAATCTCTGGACAAAACCACCGTTTGTCTGATCAGCCGTATAGACTACAGCATTACCTGCTGCCTGACCTGTATAATCATTAGGAGCTAATAATAGGGTAGCGGCTCCTTCAATGTCACCTAATCTTGAAAAAATTGGAGTAGTATTTGCTGTCATTTGATGTAATTCCTTTTCTTATATTATACGAGATATAGAGATGATTTTATTGCTAGGTCTAATCCTATTGTAGAAACAGGGACTTGACCTATTAATACCTGTTGAGCGTTATTGATAGTCATAGCTAATGTTGGAATTATGCTATTATTTGGTGTTGTATAAAAACCAATCTGTCCAGGTGTAGATGTACCTGATATTGTTCCAGTAGTATCAGCAGAGAATGTGATAGAACCAAAGGGAGCATAAGTAGAAGCCTGACCACATGCTACAGCTTGTAAGGTAAAGATGGCTTGTGAATTGGTTATAGCTACGTGTGAACCAGAAGCAGCATTAGATAGAGAAGCTGTTAATATCGCTGGTGATACTGTAGAGTGTTTGTTTAGCCATAAATTAGAATTATATGGAGCAGCAAGAGAACCAGTATCAATGATTGAGGATGAAATAATGGGATTTTGATTTACACCATTTAAGGTAAATGTATCTGCCGATTCACCACCACCAGCGGCTCCAGCATATAGAACACCATTAGAATAAAGATTTGTTGCCCATAATGTGGATGTAGAGCCTACATACATTAGATCAGACGAGTCTGTTTGGAAGACAGAACCACCAGGAGTAGTAGCAAATAGGGGATAACCTGTAGCACCTGTGGTTCCTGTGAAGTCTGTAGAAGAAGCACCAACACCAGTAGGTCCGGTAGGTCCAGTCACACCAGGAAGACCAGCACCTGTATTTCCTGTTGGTCCTGTGTTGCCTTGGCTACCTGTGGAACCTGTGTAGCCAGCACCAGTAGCTCCGGTATTACCTGTGCTTCCCTGAATTCCAGCACCAGTAGCTCCAGTGACACCGGTATTTCCTGTTGGGCCAGAATTACCAGTAGCACCAGAAACACCAGCACCAGTAGCTCCAGTGACACCGGTATTGCCAGTATTTCCTGTTGGTCCTGAATTACCAGTAGAGCCAGAGATACCAGCACCAGTAGCTCCAGTGACACCGGTATTTCCTGTTGTACCTTGTATACCTGTACTACCTGTTATAGATGGTCCAGTAGGTCCGGTATTACCTGATAGTCCTGTGTTGCCTGTTAAGCCTGTGTTTCCTTGTATTCCCGTAGGTCCAGTATTACCGGTTAATCCTGTATTACCTTGACTTCCAGTAGCTCCAGTATTTCCTGATAATCCTGTATTGCCAGTCAAGCCAGTACCACCGGTTATAGATGGTCCAGTAGGTCCAGTGGCTCCTGTGTTAGCAGTAGGTCCAGTATTACCAGTCAGACCAGTACCACCTGTAGGACCAGTCTTACCAGACTGTCCAGTCAATCCTGTCTTTCCAGTCATACCTGTAGGACCAGTATTACCTGTTGGTCCTAAACCATAGTAAGGAAGAAGACTCCAATTAGTGACACCATCACCTACCTTATTTCTTAAGGTATCAGTCTCATATCCCCATTCACCAAGAGCTAAAATTGGATTCCAAGATAACCAATTTGAAGAGGTATCATTTCGTAATTGTATTATTATTGCCATTTAATTAGCTCCACCTGCGTTTAAATTCTGTGTTGAGGTATAGATAGTACTTGACATACCTCCGTCTAAATTAAGACCAGCATTAGTACCAGCAGCACCTGTAGCACCGGTTGGTCCAGTATTTCCACCACCAGGACCAGTAGGACCAAGTAAACCTGTAGGACCAGTGATACCAGTACTACCTGTAGAACCAGTAATAGAATTACCAGTAGCTCCTGTAAAACCTGTATTTCCAGATTGACCAGTACTGCCAGTCATTCCAGTGTTTCCCATAACACCAGTAGCACCGGTTACACCTGTATTACCAGCCGTGGCTCCTGTCGGTCCTGTATTTCCTGTGGTACCAGCTACTGAAAATAAATTTGGTACTACTTGGCTGGGTCTATAAGGTAAAACAATTCCAGATGTAGCTGATATAGCATAAAGTATAGGATTAGAATAAGATAAAGGATTAGTAGGTTCTGTAACAGTAATAGCACCAGGAGTAGTATCACTTACAAAATAATATTGACCAGCAGTAAGACCTATTAATCCAGTAGGTATTTGAGATACTAAATATAATGTAAAATTATCTACATCAATAACAACAGCAATAGCTATAGCAAGAGTAGCAATATTATTAGCACATGCTAATTGCCATTGAGTACCATTATGAAAGATAGCATTATTAGTAGAAAAACCATGAGCAGGCTGATTTACGATAATTACATTGCCAGGAATGCCGGTTAATCCAGTATATCCAGCATTACCCTGATAACCCTGTGCTCCTGTAGCTCCAGCAGGACCAGTAGAGCCTGTGATTCCAGTCCCACCACTTCCGGTAGAACCAGAAGAGCCAAGTCCTTGTAGAGCAGGCACTATACCCTGAGCAAAAGCAGCTTGCCATGCTGGGGTTAATTTACCTTGACTATCAACAACAGGTATTTGGTAAGGGAGATAGAATACATTATTTTTAGGGTTCTGATTTGCCATTATCCTAATTCACCCTTCTTCACTCTAAATTCAGCACCTATTAGAGAGAATTTGATAGGATCTGAACACGTTATTCTCCATGTTCTATCTCTACTCATACCTAATCTTCGCCAAATACATCTTGATAAATATGTTCCAACCTTACCAATTGCTGTAGACATTTCAGGGCTAAATGTATGCCCTCCATCGTCACTGTAAGATAATCTTATTTGTGGATCTACACCTATATATACAGTGGTAAGTGGATAACGTGTATAAGTAAATGTAGCTAAATAGAGTGTAGGATTAACACTCTGACCATGTACTTGTCCATGCCAAGATAAAGTAGCACCATTATAAGGAGGTATATTGAATTCTACTGTTCCTGTTGTAAGATTAGGAGTAACATAGTCTGTTCCTACTACTCCATTGGTAGACTTAATGTATTGAGACAATGAGGTATTCTGAATCTGGAAACCCCATATTCCTATCTTTGAGGCTCCATTACCTATATACTGATTACCATATTGACTATTGGTATCATGTAGATATATACCGGCATGATGAGTACCTAAATCTAATTCTGTTCCTTCTACATAACATCTATATATACCAGTACTTGAACCACCAGTAGCAGACATTATTTCACTTAGAACAGGTGTTGTAGCCGCCCATGAGATAGTATAAGGACTGGATGTACCAGATGTTATTGTTGTTCCTCCTGGTATTCCTGTTCCTAATATTGTATTACCTACATTTAATGTGCCTGTATATAATTCATTTACGGTTAATTGATTACCAGTAATTGAACCAGAGAATACAGTACCTACAGCAACCATATTAGCTGTACCTAATGTAGCATTAGGTAATACTGTTGCTACTCCTGCTGGACTAAATAGACCATGAGCCAAGAAATTATAGCATGTTAATGTAGTAGGCAGAATTGGTGTAGGGAATGTTATTGATAAGGTATAAGGGCTTGACGTTCCTGATGCTATTGTTGTTCCAGAAGGAATACCAGTACCCTCAATAGACATTCCAACAGATATTGCTCCAGAGGTAGGAGGCGTTAATATGGTTAGCTGATTACCAGTAATAGAACCAGTAAATACAGCTTGTTGTCCTATTACGGCTAATTCTAAATTTCTTGAAGAATCACCTATCTGGTAATATACAGAAGCACAAACATGGTCACTTATATGTTTAGGAGTATAAGAACACTCAATAGCATGATAACCATTTGAAGTATCTTCTATTAGATAAGTACCTGTATTATTACCATCTGGAGCATTTTGTAATATGGTTGAATCTACATTTACAGCTTGTTTAATGAAGACAACATCATATACATTTACTATTTCTGTTCCTGGTGCTGTTCTATCTGTACCAGCTACAACCTTTACTTGTAATAATGAAATATCTGGAACGGATAGATTAATTACAACAGGTAGAGCCGTATTGAAATCTGGTTGATTTCCTGGACTGGCAAGACCACCAGAAGCCTGTTCATCTAAAATCCAATTAGTACCACCATCTATAGAATGATATACTTGAGCGAAGAAAAGACCGGTTATGCTTGAATTAGGAGATAGACTTGATAGGCATATATTCAGAGTACCCTTAATATTAAGTCCAACACCAAAATTAGAATAAATATCTTGAGCAAAGGTAGTACCAGAAGTCCCACCAGAAGCCTGAAATAGTGCTGATGTTCCAGATACCTTTAATGTATCATATGTAGCATTATAAGCGTATGTTGGATTTGTGATAGAACCAGAAGACGTACTTGGTGTATTTGTAGATGGTCTATATACACCAGTAGTAACAGTAGGATATTGATTCCAGGATGATGGAGCTATTGTACACCCATCATATGACCATGTGCCAGTATCAGCAAAATCTTCTGAATCTGTACACATATTAGAAATTGGAGTAGTAGATTGATCATAAGAACCTCTCCAATCTGTTGCTGTTATAGTGGCACTATTAACAACAGTACCAGAAGCTAAACCACCAGAAGTAAAGGTATAATTAGATAAATTTCCTGTTCCCATTCCAAATACAGTACTTGGAATAGTAAATGTTGTTGGATTGACAGTGATTACAGACGTTCCAGGAGTCCAAGAAACAGAATTACTCCATGTACCAGAAGCACTTATTGAAGGTAAGGAAGCTGGTATTGCTGGATTTCCATCATTACCAACAATTGTATATATTCCACTTGTTCCATTACCATTGAGAGGTATATTGATAGCATTATCTGTATAGCCTACTGGATTATAACCAGTGGGATAGGCATAACCATCGCCATCTAAACCAACACCTGTCTCTAAATCTATTTGTGCTTGAGAGAAGAAAATTCTATCCAGACCATTAGAAGCGTGTGGAGATGTTCTCATTCTATAGATTGGTTCTGTTTCGAGAATATATGAGCTATTAGATAAAGTATAAAGCCTATTAGAATTATAGCCAGAACAAAGGTGGATGTTATTATAATTAGGACCATACAAAGTAATATGATGTTCAATTAAGTCTCTATTGAAGACACCATTCTTATAGAAGGCTCTTTCACTCCACATTTTTGTATTTAAGTCATAAACCCATGTAGTAGTAGCTGTTGGGATATTGAGGGCATAGAAGGAATGACCTCCATCTTGATAGGTCCAGGCAGTAGCTCCAGAGAGGTCAGCAAAGGACTGTATCCAGGTTTCTACGGCATGATTGGAGACTCTGACTCCTCTGTATCCAGCACCCTGAAAGACCTGTCCAAACCCTCTCTCATCGCTCTGTAGCCACATTAGCTGGCCAGAACACTTGGCTATGGTCTGTGGGAAGGCACAACCACCTTCAGCATAAGATCCTGGGATCTGCTGGAAGATATTGGAAGACAGAGAACCACCAGTGTTCTGCCAAACAGAAGATGAACGTCCACCAAAGAACCAGAGAATATCATGATCAGAAATGACCCTTGAAACGTAGTCAGGACCAAGATTGACTGTTACCTCATCTAAATCAGATATATTTAGAGGATCAGCAGCAAAGAAGACTGTAGGAGATTGAGAATTTTGGGTAAATATGAAGAAGCCATCTTGGAAGGTAACAAAGGAGGCTCCATTATAGCTATTACCATTATTAAGCTGTATAGCATTTGTAGTACCTTCTTCAAATACTACACCATAATTTGAACCATCTACTACTACTACCTGATTTACCATACCTGTATTAGCAACACCATTTAGGTAATTTGGAATACCATCTGATATACAAACAGGACCAGTAGATGTTGTTAAATCTGCTATTACAGTAGGATTAGTCCATGTTAATCCTTTATCTGGACTATTTAGATAATATACCGTATTTCCAGCTACGCAAACAATGTAGCCAAAAGACGTAAAATATAAGGCTCTAATAGGAGATTTAGGTAGCATATCTACTAATATCTGTCCAGGGACTGATACTAATTGAGCTACTTCCTGTTCTTTTCCAGTCTGAAGCTCATTCATCTCTGGAAACATGTTGATGGTTCTTTGAGCATCATAATTGGCTGTTCTTAACGTATAGGATGGTCCTATTAACCCTTGTTGCTTTGCCATTAGTAAGTCTCCACCCAAGAAACAACAGATCCTGTTCCTTGAGGGAATGAAACCACATAGGAAGCACCTGATGGAACAATACCTGATACAGTCAATGAATTAGGAGAATTAGCAGATGTAGCAGCCATAACAACACTTGCTATAGTAAGGGCAAGTGTATTATTACCTGATCCAACAGAGCATTGTATTGATACATACATTGGCTTACCATTTGTATTAGTATAGGTATTACCAATTATTCTTCCGGTTCCTGTTACATTGTATTGAGTGCTAAAAACCGTAGCACCAGATCCAGTGGCACCAGATGGTCCAGTAGCTCCTGTAACACCTGCTCCTGTGACTCCGGTAGGTCCGACAGATCCAGTAGCTCCCGTGGTTCCTGGTAGCCCTATTGGACCAGGAATGAGGATGTTTGCTGGGCCAGGAGCAGGAATACCAGACAGGTTAGGCATTATGAAGCTGGTAGGATATCCAGATTGTTGTACACTATTCTGATTAAATAAATTTACATATACAGCACTATTTTCAACAGCATATACTGTTACTGTTCCAGAATTGTCTAATATTAAAGGATTTGAAGCAAGATATTGACCTGTAGCATCTGTATAAGTAGCTTTTGGTGTAGTATAATCATTTTGATACGTATAAAGCTTACCACCTACAAGCGGTAAATTATTACTATCTGTAGCTCTAAAAAGGTAAGCTGAAATCATTTTATTCCTCAATACATATTATATAGGACTTGTAATTACTACAGTGGTTTGATAGACAGTAAATGGATTTATAATAGCAGTAGAATATTGAGTATTCAGAATACCTATACTTAATGTAATGTTATATGTCCCTGATGAGCTATAGGTATGTGTAGGAATAGTACTCGTAGATGTACTTCCATCACCAAAATCCCAGTGATAAGTAAAGGGACCAGAAGCATATGGAGGATCAGCCGTAACAGTAGGAGTAAAGGTATAAGATATTCCAGGTGCTCCATAGCTTACTGTAAGACCAGAATGTGATATTACAAACGAAGCATATATATGGATAGTAGCTGTATTATTAACAAGTATATGGTCTACAGGATAATTGGCTTGTTTTACTTGATTAATATCTGTTAAATTGAATGTATATCTAACGTTATCATCTAAAAAACAAGTAGCAGAACCCGTAGCATCTAATTGGAGAGGCCAAGGGTTCCAGGTGTAATTTCCACTTACTGTTTTATAAGTCCAAGAAGGTGTATCTGTTCCACTCTCATATGTCCACAAATAACCGTAGGATAATGGATTATTATCCTGATCAAAGAATTGATGAGAGTAAGATACATAGCTCATTAGACCGCTTTTAAGATCCCATATAAGCAGTGACTAAAGCATTAGTACCTGCTATGGCTGTTACCCTACATCTGTAGAAATTATAATTTAGACCTGTTGTGGTAGCGAATCCAGGTGTAGTATTTGAAAGTACCATAGACGAACCTATCGCATTCCAATTGTTTCCAGATACTGAACCCTCAAAGACTAAAGTAGCTGAAGCACCAGCATTATTACAAACATCTTCAAATGTAGCTGTACCATTAGAAGGCTCAAGAAGAATGACAGGCATAGTAGAAATGGCACTGGCTGTACCAAATGAATTAGGTGTAAACATAGTATCTCCTTAGTATTCTTTAATAGATTTTAATTTGCTTTTTTTATCGGCATTATTAATTTTAGCATCAAGCTTAAGGTCTTCTTTTGATCCTTCTTTGACGCTTTTAGCCTTGTCCATTTTCTCATCCAGCTTCTTGGCTTCCTTGGATGCCTTTGGAGAGATACCTACTTCTTTTTCTTTCTTAGCCATTTATTGCTCCTTATAGAACGACATAACCAAATGATTTGGCTGCTAAATTATTATTGGGATTATTACCTAAAAACATTGGATCTAAATGTAAAGCTACAGCACCAGCATTGATATCATTAATATCGTGTTTACCCTGTTTTGCTTCATCTAATAGCTGTGGAGAAGGCACACGATCAAACATTTGACAGATACGTACAGCCAAATTATAAATTATAGCATCACTATAACCTTGTGGAAGCTCGATGATATCAGTGAGATTAACAAGATTAGGCATCTGATCCCAAGTATAGAGAATAACAGATGCTGGACCTGATGGAATTGGCCAGAAATTAAGAACCATATCAGGGAATTCTGGTCTTATATAACAAGCTAATGGATATACAGAAGGTGTACTCTTAACACATATATTCTGCCATTGTTCTAAATTAAAGGTAGCATCTAATGGTAATTCAATAGTAGCTGTACCTGTTCCTGGATATAAGACTGATAATTTTTCTATTTTAGCTGGTCTTGGTGTACTAAAATCACCACCAGTACCTAATGTATAAGATTGTTTTCCCGAAACGAATGGAAATGTATAGCTACTACGAGCATACATTAATAATTCTGTCAAATTCCAGCGATCAAGCATAGAATTAAGAATAAATAGAATATCCTCATATTCTTGTGATGTTAATAGAGTACCTGTACCTAAAACACCTGATAATTTAGCTGCTGTATCAATCGCTTGCTGTGCTGAAACAATCATTGTTAGACTCCTACTTTAGCTTTTTCTTTACGTTTAGCCCATGCTGCCTTAATTTTTTCACTTTTACTTTTAGCAGCATCTTTTTTTATATCTTTTTGATTCATTTTAATAGCTATACGAAGTCTATCTATTTCAGATTTAAGCTCTTCTTTGTCCTGTTCAAGCTGATTATTCTTTAATTTTAATTTAAGACATTCAGAACATGCTTTTGGTTCATACTTCTTATCTTTAATAGCTCTTGGTCCAGTAAAGGGTTCAAATTCATACTCATCATGATCTTTAAGAGATAATAGGAATTCTTCAGAAGGACAAATAAAGGCTGGTTTGATTGGATGATATAGAAAACAAGGATATTTAGACACATTGACCTCACTCTTATTATAGAAACAGCTACCTGTCCGAAGAGAGGTAGCTGTTATGCTGTACAGTCTATTTTATTAGGCTGATGTGTTGTCTTTGATTAAATTGGCAGAAGCAAGAGCCGTGATTAGGTTCTTGAGAGCACCAGTAGAACCAGTGTTAGAGATAGAACCAGTGACACCGATAGGACCGGTAACACCAGTAGCTCCATAGAAGCCCACAGCTTGATACTGTGTACCTTGGCCACTATTAAGGGCGTCGGTTGTTTGGTAGGGGGTATTAGCCATATTATTATTTCCTTTTTAGAATGATATAGAGATGATAAGGGAGGGTTTTAATCTCCCTTATCGGTTAGATTACTGAATTACTTTCGCACCAAAGCCCTGACGAAGCTGGGCAGCACCAAATAGAACGTCTAAACGGAAGAGAGCGGTATCGTCAACACCGTTGTACCAGAAGAGTGAACGGCAACGAAGACCAGACTGATCATCCTTCATACGTGTGCTTGAAGCTCCACCGAAGGAATCGACATCCATAATATCAGCCATACCAAAGGCAATAGCATCTTCATGGAAAGCTAAGGAGGTCTTGACTACCTGACCAGTACCAGCAGCTAGAGCAGAGGAGGCATCAACACCCCAAGGATAGACAGCAGCCGTAGAAATAGGTAGAGCGTCAATGTTCTGAAGAGGTCCAGAAGCAGCGGTATACATTGCAGGGCTGAAATTGACGGTAGAACCAACCTGACTGGTTACTACGAATTGCTTTAATTCGCCCTGTGTTCCCTTACCCTGTGGGTTGACAGCATGGACACCAGCAATAGTGAAATTCTCACCAGGATTGAAGGTACCAGTCATGCCAGCAATAGTGAAGGAAGTAGCACCTTCAGAGGGTAGAGTGGTTGTTACGGTTAAGGTACCAGACCATGTACCACAAGTCTGAGTAGGAGCATTAGCAGTAGAGAAGAAGTCTAAACCACCAGCATTACCAATAGAACCAATGCGGTACTGATCACTGATTTCCTTGGAAGGATTGAGTAAGGTAGACATTCCACCGATCATGCCAGCCTGCATGTAGGGGTTTAATAGACCAGATAATTTACCGTCATCACGTACGGCAGACTGTGTTTCCATGACAGCTTTAGCATCTAGGAAGGGTACTAAATTGGTGATAGCAGTACCTACTTTACCATAGAATTGATTAAAGAGCTTAGCCTGAGCTATGATGCTGGCATCAATTTGCTGGAATACAGTAGCCATGAGAGGATCTGTTACGTTCTTTTTGAATTCATCAACATTGAGGGTTAGCTCTTTGCTGGTTAGGATAATGTCAGCACCACCCTGAGCCAAAGCGACAGGCACATAGGTATCATTGTAGCCAGTGGGGTTAGCAGTAGCACCAGAACGATATGGGTAGAAACCAGGGACACGGACATTGAGGGTATCACCAATCTTTGTAGACTGAAGATAGTCACCATCCCAGCGTCTGGCTACACGAGAAGCCATCTGGCAATTGTTCTTGACGGTATCAAGAGCAGAAGCGGTAATTTCAACTCTATTGTTGAAAATATTAGAACTTATAGCCATTTTTATATTTCCTTTATTAAATGGGTCAAATGTAAAGCTATTGTTTTGTTTAGATCATGCCAAGAACCATTATGCGCTTTTTTATGACAATTTTTACATAAGGTTATTAAATTAGCAGGATTAAGTATTTGTGAGGGATCAATCTTTACGGGTATTACATGATGAATAACAAGGTTTCTATTTATTTTACATAATTGACAAGAATAATTATCTCGTTCAAGGATAGAAGGTTTAATAACAAAAGTAATATAGCTTCTTATTGCTCTTAAATCTTCTAAATTAGGGTGGTTTAAGAAATATGTCTTTTGTGCCATCTTTCTAGTATTCTTACCAGCTTCTGTCTTTATATATTGTTTGTCTTGTTGCTTCTTTTTATCAGAGATAGAGTAGGTGTGTCTTACTTCCTTACCTTTATCTGACTTGATGTATTTATCATTGTATTGTTTTCTAGACTCTTTAGTAACGGAAAGTCTATAAGTAGCACAACAATCTTTACATCTAGGATAAATACCTACTTTACGGTTTTTATCCTTGGAAAAACACTCTATAGATTTTTCAATTTTACATTTAGAACATGTCTTCATAATATTAATACACGGTATATTTACTTTGTTTAAGTGAGGTTCCAGCAGCCTTGGTAGATTTAATAGGTGTAAGTGGAGCGGGTAGGTTTGCTACCTTTTTAGCTGAGGGTGTAGCTGTCTTAGCCTTATCCTCCAATTTTGCTTCTATCTTTCCTATCTCCTTGGCTGACTGAGTGGGAGACATTTCAGCTATCTTATTACTTACCTCTGGATTAGCCATTAGGTAGTAGAATAAGTCTGCTGATACTGGACTTTCCTTTATCATTTGAGCCATCGTAGCATTTGTACGGCTGGCATCTTCTGCTATCAATTCTGGTAAATCTGGATATTTCTCAATAGCAGCCTTGATAGCTGTCTTGAAATTTATATCTTTCTTTGCCTGTTCCCTTTGATATTCCCTAACATCTAAACGATAATCAATGTCATTTACACCATCCTTATAATTAGCTGGATTGGGAAATGCTGGATCAATAATGCTTGGATCAATAGGGATTTGCTGGGGTACTTGATTTGATTGAGAAGATTGCTGGTTGTTTTGAAGGAGATTTAATTGGCCCTTAAGCTGTTCTCTCTCTTTCACCAGCTTAGCAATACGCTTTTCAGCGGCTTTGCTTCGTGGTTGTTTAGCAGGTTCATCTGCCTGGACTTCAGTATTTTCTTGGTTTTCTTCATCAGATGCTAATACAGCATCCTCTGATACCTCTACTTCTACTTCTTCCTCTTTAGTAGTGTCTGATGCTACTGGTTCGGGTTCATTGACCACAGACTTTAAGATTTCTTTGTTTTCAGCAGCCTTTTTAGCTACCTCTGCTATTTCTGCTGCCTTGGCTAATTCCTTATCAGCCTTAGCTTTAACAAGAATAACATTCATATCATTGTATTCAGTACTCATGGGTGTTCTCCAAGATTGTTCATGGTTTTAAGAGTCCAAGTCTCTTATTAATGTGTTCATATCTTATTATAGTAAGATTTACTAGCTACCTTGAAATTTTTCTGCTGGATAGGCATTTGTACCATCTGCCATTATAAGTAAAGGATATCCATTTATAGTCATAGCTGGAGTAGTATTATATACCTGATAAGCTCTACTGATGTCATAGTAATTATATGTAGACCATGTATTAGTAGCAAATATATAATAGTAAGAACAGACACTTGTAGGATGTGGTGTATTCTGACTACATCCATATACCATAATTCCATGAGACATAGCTATAGCTGTTAAATCACCAGCAGGATAAGGACAATCTGCTAATCTAGTCCATGTATTAGCTGTTAAATCATACCTGGAAAAGAATTGTTGATTTGTATCATCATAGCCAGATGTATAGACATAATTTCCAGATTGTACAATAAAGCCACGCTGATTAGCAGTATCAAAGGCAGGTAAATCAGGACCAATATACCATGTATTAGTAGACTCTGTATAGATATAGGTATGTCCACTTGTATTACCAGCATCTATAACAAATAATCTACCATCTGCTAATGTAAGACCAGATGGAAATAAACCAGAATTACCTTCTATAGCACCAGGAAGCTCGTAAGCATTATTAAAGGCATCTTGATAAGCCCATGTTCTAGTAGTAGGATCATATACTTCATAAGTCTTTGTTGTTGAAAGCATACCACCAAAAATAGCAGCCTTTCCACTAGGCAGAAGCAATAATAAGCCACCTGCTCCTCTGGCATTATTCATTAGCCCGGTTACTGTCCAATGAGTAGATACAGGATCATAAGTCTCTGCTGTCTTACCAGAGCCATCAATCCATCCTGTGTAATTAAAATTCCAGGTTCCACCAGCTACTAACCATGTTCCATCGTGTAATTGTACAGATGCTCCTCTCGAATAATAAGGTAGATATCTGTAGTAATTCATAGTAGAACCATAAGACCAGGAGGTTCCATTAAATACTTGTGTTGTCTTGGTAGATCCCTGCCCTCCTCCACACATCATAACAGAGGTAGGAGATAGCTGTAATCCTATTGAATTGGTTTGTAATATAGCTCCTGAGCCGATATTAGCCCAGGTATAAGGATCTACCTGAATTGAATTACTTGCTGTTGCTGTACCAAATGTATTAGTATCAGTAGCTGTAACGGTAGCACTATGTAATCCTGTTGTTCCCCAGGTATGATTTAGAGAGGCATTGACACCTGTAGCACCATCGTCAAATGTCCATGAGTAGGTAAAGGTATCTGAAGGTAGACCCGCAGTAGAAGCTGAAGCTACATAAGATATTGATGTTCCTACTGGATAGCTCATTAATTAAGCCGGAGGAGTAATTTTAGCTGGTGCTTTAGGCTCTTGTAGGGTCTGTGGTTCAGGCTGTGGATTAAGAGCAGCACCTACAGATTGTTGTATTACATCATTAGCTGCCTGATGATGAAGCTTATCTACGTCTAATATGTGTTTCTGAAGCTGTACAGCCATTTCATGAGTCATCTGATGCTTATTCTTCATATCAGCTAATTCTTCCTTAAAGAGCAGCATATTAGACTGGTGCTCCATATCAGCCTTAGCCTTCATCAATTCTGTCTGTTGATTTAGCTGGGCAATTTGTAGCTTGGTCTGTTCCCCAGCCTGGACCTTATCAGCCAATTCAGTCTCTTTCTGGAGGGTCTGGGTTAGCTGCTGAATTATCTGCTGGTCATGCTGTAGACGTTGCTGTATGGCTGGAGGAATGCTCTTATCAGCATCCTTATCCTCCAGAAGACCAGGAGGAAGGGCTTTTTCAAGACGCTCACGTAGCTGGATGGCAATGGGACTGTCTAGCTGGGAAACGATCAGATCACCCGCTACATTCATCAGAGCGGGGTCTTTACCGGCCAGATCAAACAACATGCTGACATTCTCTTGTCTCTTGGTCTGGTAGGAAGGTCCAGCAGTCACAGTGATGTCATATTTACCGGTAGTAACATCATAAATCTTGGCTACACCATCTACTGTTTCAATTCCAGTCTCTTCAGGGCTACCATCACCATTAATAGTAATCATCTTATGCTTATCATCTATACCAACAATCCTAATAACAGTCTTTTCAGAATAGATTTTAGGTATTAGATCAAGGAATATACGACCCTGAAGCCTAATAGCCCTACTTAAATTGTCAGAATAATGGTAATTACCCATTGAACCAGCACTCTGTAGAGCCTTAACCGCTACACCAGACTGATTACTGATTTTCTGGCCCATAGAAGGATCATATAGGGCATTTGTGCCCTTAATATCATTCTCAATGGTGTTCATTAGCTCTAAAACACCCTGTATAGGTGGTTCTTGGACATTTCTGGTAGGAGCCGGTAGCTCATTACCCATGTCGTCGCGTGTTTCATACTCTAAATAGGCCAGATTCTTGATATTAACATCTTGCCAATCATTCTTTCTATCTCCCACAAAGCCTGTAGGACCAATCCAAGGTGTTTTTGGAGTAGCAGCAATTAATTCTATAGCCGTAGTCTTGGCTACATTTAACATCATCTGCTCTTCCATTACCTTACGAACCAGACCAGAATATATTCTCTGTCCATCCTCAAGTAGAGCATCACCAAAGACAGGAATGACAGGAATACGATCACCTACCCATACTGTCTCTTCTAATATCTCAATACCATTAAGCTTATACCATCTGATAATAGGCTCTGTATGTTCTCTCTCCATAAGAATTAGGGGTTTATCACCATCCTCTAATTCCTCTTTAGGTAATACACGCCCATCAGATAGCTTGACTAATTTCTTCTTCTTCTCTTCCCTGACAAAGTATTCAGCTACAGTACATATCTTACCATTATTACTGAACCACTCAGGATTTTTTGAATGTAGATTATTCCATATAGAGCTAGTCATACCAGATAGATCAGCATTAGGATATTCTTGTTTGAATTCCTCTTCTGTCATGGTATCAACAATAAAAGCCCAATTGATATCAGAACCATCTAATTTTTTAAAGCCAGGATCTAATAAGACAGAGAATGGATTAATTATACTCTCTACAGTAATTTCCTGATCAAAGGTGTCCTTCTTATAACCTGTTAGAATTCGCCAGAAACCAATACCACATCTAACAGTATCTTCGAATGCCTGATCATAAGCTAAATCAGCATCAGATGAGACTTCAATGTGTCTACAGAGCCCTTGAATTACTTCTGCTGTATCTTCATCAGCACCATCATTACAAACATGGACAGTAACAGCAGGTCTATTCTCACGCTGGGCATTAACAAGAGATTTAACCTGGGCATTGATACGGTCTGAAGCATAGGTAGGTCTTCCAATACGTGCTTGTTTGACCTCTTCTGGCCACTGATGTTCAGAGCTACAGAAGCGTAAATCCTTAGCAGATAGCTTGTATTGCTTTTCCCATGCCGACTGGGCTAGCTTGAAATTCTTCTTAGCTTTATCTAGAACATCACGCTTCTCATAGTCTTTTTCCATTACTTCAGTATCCTCAATATCAAGATCATCATCATTATTATAGATATTAGCTAATCCACATATTAGGGTTCATACACCTAGCCATGCTAATCTCTTGACCATATGAATTAAGCAATTTAGGTTCTGGTCTAGGGCTTATCTTATTCTTATATCCTAATATCAGAGGCTCTAATGAATACCTGATAGCATCAATACCATGATTATGTTTATCTACAATGTCTGGTAATACATCTCCTGATAGCTTGTCTACCTTATAAGAATACAATCTGAATTCTTCCAGTATATGTGTACACCTTGGATGAATTACTATAAGGTCAAAGGAACGCATGTAATCAATACCATCCTCTATAGAACCTGACCATTTCTTACAGGCAATCATCTTCTTATAGCCATTACGTTTCATATGGCTGATTGTTTCTGGTCTAGCACAGTCTGCTCTGGTGATATGTTCTCTACCACCAGGGATTAAATCAAATTGAGCAGGAGCCATATCTGTTTCTAATTGATAGGCAAACACCTCATGCTGAATATATAGTACACGTTCATAGACATAAGACTTAATAAACGTTGTAGGATCATTAGCAAATCCCCAATCAGCACCATAGAAAGGAGACCAATCATCTCCTACCTTATCATCAAAGTCATAGGATATATACTTATCTCTAAATATAACAGCATTACCGTGTCTCTTGCATTTACCTAACCAGATATTGTTATAAGCTTCAATGTCATTAGCCTTAAGCTGTTCCATTTCCATACGTAGAACATTAGGAAAGTATGGATTGTCATCATAATTGATTTCAACAGATACACAATCCTCTATCTGATTAGCACAGGTTACAAAGCGTTCATAGGTAGGGTCAGTAGCTAATTCAGGGTTGAATGCTACCCATATTTCAGAATTATCAGCACGTATTGTAGGAATTAGAATCTTCCAGGAACGTTCTGATACTGTCTGACCTTCCTCAACAAAGCAGATATCACAACCCTCAAATGATTTAATACTCTCTACGGTATTATCAGCTAAACCAGCAAATAGGAATACTGAACCTGTCCTCTTACATTTAATCTCTCTCTGTGTAATCTCAAAGTATGAACCAAGCCCTAGACGCTCTATCTGGTCGCCTATAAGCCTGTGTACAGAGTCTCTAATTGATTTCTGGACCTCACGGCAGCACAGGATTCTGATTCTTTTCTCAAGGCTCTTAACAATAAGGGCTATTACCATTGACCAAGATTTACTACTACCTCTACCTCCATAAGCTACCTTATATCTATGTGGAGCGAATAAGAAGGAGAGCTTATCTGGTATAGCAATGTTTATCTGAGTAGGTGTCATAAAATGGGTTTTGGTCCTGAGCGTATATAGGCTTTAATCAAAATTTTTAATGATAATACGTGTAAGTCATTGGGAGAGAGTAATAGGGTTCAAGGTGTATCAAAAAAAGCCGGGGTTAATGAAATCCTACCTGCTCTTGATTGGGTGAATTGGTGTAAGTCCTTGTGAGACAACAAAGGCTCAAAAAGGTATCAA